TTGTGCTGGGGGTTGTGCTGGGGGTTGTGCTGGGGGTTGTGCTGGGGGGTGCGCCCCCCAACGGCGCTGGCGTCGCTTCGCTCCGCTGGGGGTTGTGCTGGGGGTTGTGCCGGGGGTTGTGCCGGGGGTTGCGCCCCCCTACGGCGCTGCTAACGAGCGGTAGTGTGCGGAATTAGAGCGAATTGAGCAGTCCGCGAGCGGTAGTGTGCGGAAGTGAGCGGAACGCGAGCGGTAGCACACGAACGCGAGCGAATCGAGCACACGAACGCGAGCGTTAGCACACGAACGCGAGCGAATCTAATCCACATCCAATCCTGCAAACTGGTTATGCACCTTTACACTCCCCGTTGATTTTGCTCCTTGGGTTCTGTCATCGGTCGTGCTTGTGCTCGTGCTTGCTTGTGCGTCCGTATATGGAACATACACTGACAAAGATGGGTTCATTCTACCACCTCTCGATGGTCTAGCACTTCGAAAGCCAAATTTAGCGTCAGGAACATTGCCGCGTCCTCCTCTTCCACCATTATTCGGGGTTGCTCGGACGATTTGTTTCTTATATTCCTGTCGTCCGTCATCACCTCTTTCCGTGCTCGCCGTCGTGGCCGTGGTTCCCGACACCGACACCGGTGTGGCATTCAAGCACGCCAACTGTTGTGCTGCTGCCAGTTGGTTCACATAATTAATGACAGTGTGCTTCGTAATAAAAGCACCTGCCTCCTTCATCGTCGCCAAGTAGGTGTCATAATGAAGTTTATACATATGTGTCTTCAATTCGCGGTCATATTCCTTCAACGGCTTCGCGTCCTTCTTGATGTAATGCTCAATATACGAGTCGTAAAGCCGCTGGGTATAATCGTGAAGACGGTCGCGAAGTTGGCGAAACGCCCGTGAATGCTGGGGATGATACTTCAAATACTCGTCAATCCCGTGGTCTTTGCGAAGCTGGAGATACTGTGCCATTAATTTCTGCTCCATTCCCTTACGCTTCTTCACCAACTCGTATTTGGGATTTCGTTTCTTATAGCATACCCCCGTATCTTTATCTACGAAAACAACGCCAGGTAAAGAAACGCTTTTCGTATCGACCGACGCATACATCGCACAGTATTCATCTACCGTGTTCGTCGTATCAGTGGCGGTGGCGGTCACCGCGTCATCTTCCGTGCTGTGAGGCACACAAGTGAGCGTATGAGGCATATGTGATACACTACCGCCAAAATTCTCCGAAAAGATATCGCGATTGAGACGGATTACATTGACACCCGCCTCTCCATCCACCCGCGTGAGTTGATATACAGCAACCAGATACAACTTTGGAACGGTGATAACATTAACAATTTGGTTCTTGGGGTGTTGGATGACAAGTGAATAGCAATATTCCTTAGGGAGGGGGTCAAGACCTCCGGGAAGTAGACTAAGCACTTCGCAAATACGACGGCGCAAAACCTCTTGAACGCTTAACTTTTGAAATCCGCGTCCTGAAGCGTCGCCGCTGGTCTCTGTAGCCGTCACATCCGCCGATGTCGCCGAGGTCGCCGCCGCTGCCGCTGCCGCGGCTTGCTGTTCCGCTTCCGCTTCAATAATATGGTCAAATGACGCTTCACCGACACAACTCTTCGTGGCAACATACCACTTTCCGCCCTTCCAGAACAAATTCACCATAATACCTTCCACCAACTCCTCAGCCACCAACACACCATCCATCGAGTTCACCTCGAACGACTTCATCTCATCGGTGATTGGAAGCATCTTACACGGAGCAACACAACAAATATTTCCTTCGTGGTCAAATACAACTGACCGAAATCGTCCAGTGGTTTCGTATTGGTTGACTGTGAGTTTAGCACGGTCGTATTTCAATGTATAGAACACCGCCCCCGCCGCCGTTTTAGAAAAGTGGAGCAAAAACCCTCTCTCGGCACACCAATCACGAATCGTATCAAACTCCGGTTTTTCGTGCGAGCTCGCCTTCAACTTGGATACAAATTCATTTAAATCAGGAAATTCAGTATTGCTTACGGTAAACATTACGGCACGAACTATTCTTGTATATTATCACGGGAGTAATCTTTATATCCATTATGTTGCCGCAGATGAATAGGAAATAAACAAAATATATAATAACTACATAGTATAATATCGAAATATGGAGTTTGACGCACCCGAAGAGGTCGTTGATGTGAATGTTGCTCCGGTAGAGCAAGAACAAGAACCGACGAAAGAAGAAGAAGAGGAAGCACTTTCATTATCTATTGAACTCGGCGATATTATAGAAATCGTAGCACCAACACATCAAGAAATCCACGAACACGTATTTTTAGTTGATTATGTCTCATCTCGTAAAATCAAACTCATCGACACCGAAACACTCGAAAAATCGGTTTTGAATATCGACGCGACTGGCCAACTCACCGATGAAAGTATAACCTCCATCAAGCTATTAAGCCGTGCCGACCAGAAAGGGTATGCCCGACAAAATAATTTAGTCGTATCTACGTGGGTTGATATTCGTTTCGGTGGTGATATTCCCGCCATTATTACGGGTATGATTACGAACCTGGAAGAGGATATGATTGAAATACGCACCTATCCAGAGGACGAAATGATTTACATCAATTTCGAATATAAGGGCATTCCGGAGGATATACCGATTGAAGAGATTAAAATTCGTCCGCCACCTGCATCGTTTTCAGAAGCAAAATTTAAGGGTGATGACAACGCCGGATTTCTCACGATGGGAATGGACGCGGAGGCGGGGGTGGCGGCGGAGGCGGGGGTGGCGGTGGCGACAGGCGCACAAGCCGATACTGGTTCGCTCACGCCGAGAGAAGAACGGCGAAGACAACGCCAACTTTCACGAAGTAATAGCAATGGCGAAGATGCAACCGAACAACCGGTAGGTGAATCAGAACACACAGTATTGTCCACCGCCATCGGTGCCCAAGGAGAAGCAGTCATCCCGACATCCGCCCTTCGAGAGAAGTTGCGCACTATACTCATTGATGCCGACCAAATCGAGGTAGGTGAAGACCTCGATGTTCTTGTCCAAACTGTCGATATTCCAGAAGAGAACCGCCGTTTTAATTTAGATAAGCAATGCGACGATTTATTGGATACACTTATCACGAATATTCCTTCTGCCGAAAAAACGCGGTCTGTGATGTCGCACATTCAGCGAATGGTGGTTCGATTTCGCGAACTACGCCATAAATTCTCTCACTTTGACGAGAATGCCAATCCGGCAATCCCGCCCCATAAAAGTGCACTTTACAGGCCGTTGGTCGATACATTACTGCGAATGGACCGTGCCCTTCGATGGATTATCCCCATTGTGAAAACAAAGAAGGTCATTTACGATATTCCAATCGACGAACGAACTGCTGCCGAAATGGATATTATACCTCGTCTCATACAAGAAGAGCGAGAGACAGAGGTCCAACTTCAACGCCAGTGGCAAGACGGGTCGATTAGTTATGCACAGTATATCGCCAATCTCTCGGCGCGGCATTTTACCCCAAATTATGAACCCAAATATATGCAAGATGTCATCACTTCGCGGCAAGTCAGCGAAAATATCACCGCAGTCATCGACAATCTGGACGACTTTTATTCGTCGGTTGTCAACGGCGAAGAGGTCAAACGCCGGCGTTTCGTCATTCAGAAATATAATCTTGGTCTCTCGAAAGTGAAGCTACAGCACACAACCGCGGTGGAAACGGGCACTGGACTGAGTGCCATCCTCAAACGAACAACGGCATTCACAAACCTCACCCCAGACGAACGGATGAATATTGTCGGTTTTATGACTTTTCCTGAGCCAGTTATGAATTATTCCCGGATTTCTCTTCCAAGTATTACGATTCTAGATAAGGCCGACCTTAATACAAAACACGTTCATTACTGGGATATGTTGCGGCAGATGATGTCGATTACGACCCACGATATAACGAACCTCGACACGCCACTTGATTTGAATGCACACAGTATGCTTCAGGACATCAAACAATTCGTTCTCACGCCGGGAACGGAAGCCGCCACGATGAACGACCGAGATAAATACCGGAAGTTCCTCGAAGTGATTATACCGAAAACCCGTAGTATTTTCGAAATGATGCGTCAATATATCCACGGTCGATTGACATTACAGGATGTCCTTGCTTTTATAGAGCCGTTCCTGATATACCAAGAAGACCTGAATGTGAAACAATACGACGAAATCGTCGCGTTTTTGTATGAGCGTGTTCTTGAATACAAACGGAATTATGCTACGAATTATCGTAAGTTTGGGCGATTGCGGGCGTTTCATTACAATGTGCGTTATATGGGTGTTTCGATGATATATAAACTGATTGCTACAGGACGGATGATGGACGCAGATGTATTTAAAGCGTATGGGTTTCAAGACATACAAGTGAGGTCAGGGACGACAGCAGCGCCGGGGGCAGCAGGCGGATTCGATGAACGTCAGCGTCAGCAAATGCGTGGTCGTGCTTATGCTGCTGGATTGGGCGAACAAACGGAATACAATGAAAGTCTTCTCTCGTCGTCTGAACTTCTCTCGCGGATGCTTGCCGTGGATTATGCAAAGTTGTATATGGACGCTGTTGCCATTACGACGACAGAACTTATCACGCCCTTTGATTTTAATCTCGTATTGGGCGAACAAAGCCAGAATCTTCGTGACGCGGGGGCAATGAAAGGAGGTGCGGGGGCTGGTGCCGCCCCTGCCGCCCCTGCCGCCCCTGCCGGCGCTGCCGCTGCCACCCCCGCGCCGAAACGCTTCGGAATGGTTCTTGCGAAGAATTACCACAATCAAGAGGCCATTGCGGAAGACAATGACACTGACCAACCCATTTATTTCGATAAGAAATACGACGCAACGGATTACGCGTTTATCGAGTCATACCGCGAACAACAAGAATCGATGAGCAATGCGGATTTCTCAATGTTTTTGGTGGATGAACTCATCAAGAAGAAGAAAATGACCTACGAAGACGCCAAGAAGGAAGCCGAAGCGATAATGGTCGGCCCAGGGATGCGTCCGGTCAATGACGGCGACTACGCGGTTGTTGAAGAAGAAGAATACATTGAACCAACTGCGTCGAGCGAGGATGTTCTTGGAACAACTGAAACGCGTTTTCTGTATTATAAACGCGAAAATGGCAAGTGGGTGCGTGATACGAGTATTCCGGATATGGTTCCGAGCAGTGACCGCAATTATTTCTGTAATGTCAATAAGGATTGTATTCCGTTGGCGATGGAAGCGTCGAGAGATTTCGTATCTCAGGCGGGTGAAATCGGCGGCGTCGGCGGCGTCGTGGGCGGCGATACCGTAATGGCGGATATGACGAGTAAAGAAGGCACAAATGCCATCAAAAAGGCGTTCCTCGATAAAATGAAAGCGGAGTTTGATGTCAAATATCAGGTGAGCCGAGAGAATTTTATGGACTTCGTAAACCGTAAATTCGAATACGACTTAAAAAATATCGCGCGTATCAGCGAAATCCAACATAAAGAATTCTACAAATATAATGACCGGAAGTATAAGATTGGATTTTCATCAGCAGCGGGAGCAGCAGGCAAGACAGACGCCGATGCCGACGCGGCCGCCGACGCAGACATCGATGCTCTTATCTCTCCAATGGAACCACTGAAAGACAAAATTATCGCCCAAACCGATTTCGTGAAACGGCAATACGATATTCACCAATTTATTACAAGCTTCACCCGCAAAGCGAACGAAATTATGGACGAAGACCCGAACTGGTTATATTGTATTAAGTCCAACGCGAAACTTCTTCCATCATTTTACGAGAATATTGCAATTGCGTTTCTTCAAGGAGCATCGGGCAGCAGCGCGAATTCGCTCTCCGTCGTCATCGATACAATATGTAAGGAACGCGGCACTATCAGCGATGACGGAGAGTCGTGGGTGGATAAATACAGTGGGGCGCTTATCAAGAAAATCGAACATGTCACGGAGGAAGGGTTTGATGATGCCGGGTTTCGCCTCGTAACGAGAGATATTATCGAGGCGGATTTGGGTGAAGGTGTGCTGAATGTCGCGAAACCGACGAACGCGGCAAAGGGCGGCAGCGGCAGCGAAGGCGGACTTACCGGAATTAGCATCATTGAGAAATATGACAGCCCGAATGCTCGTATTATCAATAATATTATCACTACAATGACCGGTTATATGGGAATTGACCTTCACAGCGAACGCGAATTTATTATCCAGCATACTCTTACACTTCTCGAGTCATCCGTCCCGACAGAAGACAAGTATCGCGAGAAGTCCGAACGCTTGTTTCGAGAGAAAGGCAAGCATCTTCCGCCATATAAAGAAATATTCTTCCAGACTCTCTTACTACTAACACTTTGTTATCTCGGTATTTCGATACAGTGCGTTATACCGTCACCGAAGACCCGCAAGACCCACGCCGGATGTATTCGCTCATTTTCAGGATACCCAATCGACGGCGACGGCGATATTTCCGGATTGATGTATATCGCTTGTATTGCTTATAAAATCAAGACGAGTATCGAACCGTGGAATACATTGAAGTCATTCAAGAAGGAAGGCGATATTCTCGCAAAGATGAAAACCTTGATGGATACAACAATTCTCGCCAAACCGGCGATAAAGGAGCGATTACAAGTGAAACGCGATTATTTACAGACGGTCAAGGCATCGGGCGGTGGCGGTGGCGGCGGCGAGGCCATTCCGGAAGACCTTTCCATATTACGATGGGGCAATTTTATGCCGCCGATGAAATCTCTCGATAATATGCCAACGCCTCAAAATGTCGCCGCGGATTTCACCAACCAACTCATCAGCGATATGAAACGCGGATATCACGGACAACACGACAAACTCGCGGTTCTTGAAAGTAAGTGTCAGTATTTCGGTCTCTCGATACAGCAAATGATACATCATATCGTAAAAAATAGCAGCCCGTTATTGCTGAATATGGCGAGCGAGCCGTTCCTCGAAAATGCGTGCTGTAATGAACCGATTGACCGCCGTAGTAAGCGCGTTATTGATTATTTTATGGAACGCGAACAAAATATCCATCATCATAATCGCATTATTGGATTCTTGACAAAGACAATGCAGGATATGGCAGTGATTACACGGGCTTCTACATTTATCGACAACCGAAATACACGATTTCAATACCCGAATATTCCGGCGTCGTTCAATGAACAGACGATTTATCGTGCGTTTATCCATTACTGCCGGATGAACCAGCAATACGCTGCTGGGGATGGGGCGGGGGCAGAAAGCACCGCGAACCCGGTAGCAACGGCTGTTGCGTTATATCTCCATCCCGCTCTTCGAGAGATTTGCCCTCCCAAACCGGCCGCGTGGTCGTCTACCGATACGATTGAAACGAAGATTGCGAACCTCAAAAAAGACTCGAATATATTCGACGACACGAGCCTCGCTCGATTATTAAAAGCAGTAAACGGTTATAAAATGGTGGATGCTGGGTATAAAACACTGGCATCGGTTCGCCCGCAAGAAAACACCCAATTTCAACGGTTTCAAGATGCAGTTCTTCATCTGGAAAGGTGCGACACGGCGGCGGCAGCGACTCCTGGAACGAGCGAACTTGACCAATCAATTATTCCGAGAGAATTACGGCAACTTATCCTGGCGGTTCTTCAATCTGCATCACCGAAGTATGTCCAAGAAGACACGGAAGAAATGCGCGACCTGAAGAACTATCTCCAGACGAAGAACCGTGAGCTTCGCGCAACAGTTGTCGGGTTTCTCCAGCAGAACGCGAAACTAACGAAGGCGAAGTTTCGAGAGATTGAACGAATTATAGATACGGTTCTCGAATTCGAAATTAATAAGAGCAGCACAGTTCTTATGTCGGCAACTGATGAAACCGCCTCGAAAAGCATCCAGTTTATGAAGAATACACTTACGCGACTGATTGATGTAATCCCGTCTATTATTCATAACGGTGTCGATTTCGATGATACGAATATTCCGAAACATTGGGGATTCTCTCAAATACATATGAAAGATGTCAAAGGAATTATCTCGTCGCATTATACATCTCTCAAGACCTTTTATAATGACCAGGTCATCAAGGAGGTTTTACGGCACGCTGACCATCACTGCCGCGACCTAAAACTAATGTTGGAAAATACGCCGTTTATGGCGGAAATATTCTTCGATGAAGAGAAGGATGCACGGATAGCCGCAGCAGCGGCGGCGTTGGCTCTTCAAGGCTCGGGGTTTGGTTCTGGTTCGGGCGTTTCTTCCGTTGTGCCCCGTGAAGTAGACATTGAAAAGGAACTGGGAGAGCGTGTTCCTCATTCGACCCGTAAGAATATATTCACGATGTATTCTTTGTTCGACCGCAATATCGTGCGAAATCTGTATCTCTTTTATTTTCTCTCGTTCTTACGAACATTTGTCCAACTTGTCGTAGAGACGCCAATTACGATTTACCAAAGTGAACCTACGAGAGTAATACGGCGGCGTAATATTGCCGCTGCTGCTGCTGCTGCCACTGCTGCTGCTACCGCTCCAGGTAAAAAGGGACGAAAATCGGCGGTCTCGGATACACCAGGCAAAATCGCCAGGACTGCTGCCTTCCGCGAAGACGAAGATGCTGAACGCGACGATATCGACCCACATTCGCGTCTATATTCTGCCGATGCCGCCGCCGCTGATAAAGGCCAACTTCTCTCGGATATGGACACCTTAATGGGTGACAAGAAGGCTCTTGGCCAGCGTGTCAGCGAACTCGTCGTAGCGTATCTTCGTATGATTGAAAAAGACAAGGCGGCGATTAACTTCAATCTCGCGAATATTAAGGAGAAACTCACGCGTGTAAAAGACAAAGAGAAAGATGGAGTCGTCGAGAGAATTGGAGCAATGTCCGTTGGTGAACGCCAGCTCGAAAATATGATGAAGACCCATAAAATGGGCATATGGAGCCGCGGAACATCGCAGACGGGTGTGGTCATCTATGACCAGGACTATTATGATGAAGAACGCGAAGAAATGGAGAAGATAGCACAGAAAGAGCGACAACTCGGTCGCCGGGATTATGTCACGGATATGAACCGAGAGATTTATGTGATGGAAGCATTGGAAGCCGACAGAACCGCGGCGGAAATCGAAGCACACGAATTGGATATGTCGACGGGTATACCTGAAGATGATGACGCGGGAGATGATGACACTGCTTATATTCACAGACACGATGATGAAGGAGAAGGCTACGAAGGCGTCGGTGCGGGCGGCGGCGGCCGCGGCGGTGGCGGCGGCGACTGGGACTAACGGAACGAACGTTACTTCGTGATAAAAGTATTTGAATATTATAAAGACCCGCCGGAATCAGGATGATGACCCAAAAAGCGACGATTTATATTATTCTCTCGGCAATATTACTTTACCTTTATTATCGCAAACGCGACCTCGCTATTTTCGCGGGTTTCGTCGTGGTTGTTGTAGGGACACTTATACTTGGAAACGGTCGAGATATAGAAGGAAACACCGGGAGAAGAAGCGGCAGCAGCGGTAGCAGGAGCAGGAGCAGCAGCAGCAGCGGTAGCGGCAGCAATCAATGTTCGGAGCTGAAATTTGCCGAACCAAATATAGATAAAACAAGAGTTGTCACGTCTTTAATAGAACTGAACGACAATTTTAAGAAGGTATGTGGCAAATACTTAAGCTTTGAAGGTCGAGGACCAGAATTGAATAAGGAAGGCAGAGCAATACTCAAGGCTCTTTTCGAAGATGAAAAAATAAAGAAAAAACTTGACTCAAAAATTCAAAATTTTCAAAAAGAAAACCAGGAAACATATTTTGCTTATATGATTGGAACGAATTCACTATTATTGAATACCTATACAGAATCAGATAAAGGCGAACTGAGGTTCATTGTGTTTGGGTCAGACCAACCGGTAAAAAAAACGCTTAATGATTTCACAAAAGAAGATTACAAATTTTTTAAATCCGCGATTTCTTGTGCTGAGGCATTAGTGACTACCATCGATGAAATTATGAATTTAGAGGAAATCAAAAAACAAGACAAGAAAACAAAAGATTTTTTTAAATTTATGAAGTGTGCGGTAAATCATACGATTAAAGTGTTGAATAATCTTAAAGAAGCATTACCGCCGTATGTTGACCCTAATCCAAAGAGCGAAGGCGACAGCAAGGGAGGGGAAGAAAAGAAGAAAGAGAGTTCGAAAGAAAATGAATAAATGAAATATTGTAATATACTAGTAGAAGGATATTACAATACAATACCAATAATGAACGCAATCAAAACACTTATCCGTAATAATTTAGCAGGAACAGCCATCGCTCTTTATGTCATCGTATTTATGCTAGTTCAATACGCAAACCCGGCATTTCTTTATAATGAAGATGGCAGTCTGCGCGAGTTCGGCATTGGTTATTCTAGCAAAACCGTGCTTCCGATTTGGATTGTGGCAATCATATTGGGTATTCTCTCGTATGTCACTGTGTATTATATATCACGACCGGCCACACGGGTCTTCTAGACTCGCGTCGCTTTGGTCGTTTTGCCTCCGCGATGCTACGGCTCCACTCCCTCCGCTCCGCTCGGACACCTAACTCGCGTTGATACAGTTGTTTCGCCTTCGCGTCGCTTCGGCTCCACTCCTTCCACTTCCGCTCGTATCTCGTGCCATATTTATTGCGATTTCATAAATCACATCAAAATATAGCGACACGAAACGCGAGAGATACGAGCGGAAGTGGAAGGAGTGGAGCCGTAGCATCGCGAAGGCGAAACGACTTGACGCGGACGCGAGCTAGGTGTTTGAGCGGAGCGGAGGGAGTGGAGCCGTAGCATCGCGGAGGCGAAATGACCAAAGCGACGCGAGTAGCGTCGCTACGCTCCGCTTCAAGCCGTAATCGTGACCACCTGGTTCTTCGCTGCTTCCTCCTTCTTCTTCGCTTCATCCTGTTTCTCTTTAAGCACCTGAGCGCGTATCTTCTGTTGTTCCGGCGTGAAAGAACAACCCATATTCAGTATATAATTATAACTAATACTTACGACCAACATACCACATAATACCAACCAAATAAACTCGCCAACAACTGACTTCATAATTAGAAATGTCCGGATTTTCTCCAAGTCGTCTACTTTCGCGGATGGGCGAATAAGCCGCGACTCCTTGAAACTGTCCCAGAATCTGTCGAGGTTATCAAGATTAAGCTCGTTGAGCAGGATAGACTGGTCTGAATAAATTTGCTCTAAAGCACGCCCAATATCGCGTTTGTTCTTGATTTCATCAGCCGGTATATCTGCTCCATCCTGAAGTCCGGCCGTCCCAGCACCGCCGCTTTGTTGGCCACTCGGCCCTTTTTGTGCCTCGGGTGCTAAATCGAATTGCGGAGTGAGGATACGCGCAAACACTTCCTTCAAATCGGTCACAGCAGAGACGAATATATAACCGAATGTATTACTGAATGGGGACAACCACCCTGGAAATACAATGAGCGCGGCCTTCAGTGCCCCCAATACGACGAACCACGGTAATACAGTAGCGATTAACGCGGTTTTCTCCTGGTCAAACCCACAAATATCCTTCGACATTGCCAAATTGATGAAATATTCGCCAATGATGAGGACAAGGAAAAATAGGAATGTAATCCCGCCGCTGAGCACGCCATTTTTACTGTGCTTGTAATACGAATATGCGCCGAACACGGCCAAAAAGAAAAAGATTGCGACTGTTGAACTTACTTCCGCCATTCTATTACAATATACTTTTATTATTTCTTTCACCTACTACCCGCGTTTTTATAATGTCATTCTTTTCAGTGCTATAATAAGCAGACAATAGAACCCGAATGAATGATAATGCTCCAGCACCGACACTCATCGAGCCTGGTGTGCGATACTTCTTGAGCAAATCTCTCGAGCAGTGTCATAAGGTCAAAGATTATTATCATACACGAACCTTCAATTTCACGATGGGGGTTGCCTTTTTCATATGTTTAGGGATATTTTTGTATATTCGGTATAAAGGCAAACCTACTCCGGAAGAAATCGAAGCCAAGAAGAAACAAAAGCAGGAATACATTCTCTCGAAATTGAAGATGGTAAATGCCACGCACTATGCCCAGAGTAAAGGAATTCCGATGGACGCCCGAACACATCCCGCCGGGAATGGAATGGGAATGCTCACGAACTTGCCGCTTTGGAAGAGCCCGGATGAAGACTATTGGAAGCGGAGCTACGCTTAGCGGAGCGGAGCCGGTGAAAGCCGAGCCGAGCCGAGCCACGCGTGGCAAATGAGAGCCGATGAATATCTATACTAATTATAATACATTACAATAATGATACATCAAGCATCCGTATATCAAGACTTACACACTGCGATACAAGAACGCACCCAATACGGCGGCGGAGGGACGGCATCATCGCGTATCGCCGAACAGAAACGCGCACAAGACACCCGCGACAACCTGAAAAAGGCGACGCGTGTCCTCCTTGAAGTCACGAAAAAACAAGAAGACGCACTGAAAAAACACATCCAACGTGCAGCCGACCCCAACGACTTCCGCGGAATGGTCTATCCTTACCAACTCATCCCTGAAGAAGAACGCACGAAAATCAATGATGCTATCCACGGGTATTACTCGCTTAAAGAAAAATACAATTCGGCACTTGAAAAACGCCGCCAACGCCTAATCAATGACCCGGTGATGAATTGGAAAACGCTGTCTGCCCAACAAAAAGCCAAGCGTCTCTCGATGATTAAGCCAATGTGTATTGTGTGTAAGCAAGACGGCGGGTCGATATTCACGGAAACCGACGGCAAACTGAAAGCCATATGCGGAAATATCTCTCAGCCGTGTGGATTTCATATCGAAGTCAACCGCGGAAAGTATATCAGTTTAGAAACATTGATGAACGAATCTCTCGAGGAAGTCCGCGCGACCAAAGACGAAATCATCCGGATGAAACTCGACCTCTTATTTCAGTTCATTAACGAAGACGAACTCCTCGCACAATTTGACGCGGTTCAACATAAGCTACAGGAGCAAATGAAAATGTATACCGAGTTTCGAACGTATTACCTTAGCGTCACCGACAACGACGACCGGCGGAAAGATACGGCGACACATACTCGCGTGATTGCCGAGAGAATTGCTCAGATTAAGGAATATATGACAGAGTTTAGAGAGTCGGAATGGAAGAACCGCAGCATCATTGATGATATTCTTGTGCTCTATCAGCAGGATATTGAGCCGGCATTCTTGAAACTTCGAGAGACGAAGTATGTTTATTCGCAAGTCGAAACGACGGAAAACGCGGAGGGTGCGCTCGTTCAAATGTATAATGACGGGGAATTCAATCTCTCGCAAAAACAGTATAGCTACCACGAACTTTATATGCCGGTGATTATGCCCAAGTGGATTGCAGATAACCGGATAGTGAGTAGCCCCGTAGGGGCGGTGGTTGCGCCGAAGCCGGGAGGAGGGGCGGCGGCGGCGAGATAGTTTTTTTTGTAGTGGGATTGTATAGAAATATGTCTCAACCAACATGGAAAGTGCCTATTGTTAACGTAAATGATACAGAGTTAGTGGTTGATTTGGGGGGGGGGGCACTTTGTTAATTTAGTAGGCCTTCTAGCAAATATATCAATAATCAAAAATAACGAGCCCCCAATTTCATTTGAGACGTGCACCCAAAGGTTGAAGGCACACGATATGGTCGTATCTATTTATAAAGATGCTATTCGTGAGAAACAACTATTTTGTAGTATACCATTTACATCAACGGTTAGTCGCGGCGGTCGCCAAACCAAAGTGCGCCACTCTCGCCGTCTCCATCGCCGCACCACCCGCCGCACCCGGCGTTAACCCCGCCACCCCCCCCCCCGCCGCCGCGTATAATTATCGTAGTATAATATAGTATAATACGATACATCGATGCTTGATTTATTCAAACACATTTCGCTACCGGTTTTCATCGTTAGTCTCTCCATCGGTCTCTTCTATGTCTACATCTCAGTGCCGAATCCGAAGATTATCTATGTCTACCCAACCCCCGACAATATCCGCAATTTTCAATTTAAAGACAACGCCGACAACTGCTTTTCATTCAACGCCAAGGAAGTATCGTGCGATAAAGCGAAAGGCAAGATTAAGAAGATTCCGGTTCAGTAAGACTATTTTCCACTAAAAGAATAGGAATTATATATCATTATATTAGAATAATACGACACGATGGGTTTTCAACGGCTTCTTCATACGGAGACAGGCCGTATTATTATATCTATCGTCCTTGGTCTAGGAATTGCCTCGCTTTTTCGCAAGGTGTGCAAGGATAGGTCGTGTATCAGCTTTCGCGCACCGCCTCTCAAAGATTTAGAGAAAGACACCTATAAACTCGATGACAAATGTTATGAGTATAAGACCAAAGCAGTGAAATGCGAACCAGGGAAGAAGGAGGTGAAACTTCACTGAAAAATTGAATATCAAATATTTCGTTATTGTAATCATCACGACGAAGACAATACCGAACGCCGAACCCCGAACGCCGAACCCCGAACGCCGCAATGGAACTCGCCACTGAACCCGATGTATATTCACCGAATATCGACGACAACGGGAATTATGTCGATAGAATACCGTCGTTCCATTCGAATGCTCTCGCAAATGGGCTACGATGCCCGTGTGGAACTCGAAAAGACAAAGTGTATATCTCTGCTCCCTTATTCGCGGCACATTGTAAAACCAAAACACACGAAAAATGGGTGCAAGACCTCAATACAAACAAATCGAACTTCTTTACAGAAAATCATAAACTACGCGATATCGTTCACGCACAGAAGATTATGATTGGGAAATTAGAACTGGAACTCTCTAGTAAAAATATGACAATCAATTACTTGACACAAGAACTGACGAAGATAATGACGGTAGGCGGAGGAACACTACTCCATACACAACCGACGGCGACGGCGACGGCGACGGCGAACGACCTTTTGATGTTTTAGCAAACGCGAATACTACGCGTCCAAACCAGAACACTTCGTTCTTTGTATATGTATATTCTTATTTTTACTACTATTTAGGCCATTCGATTCCATTCGATTCCATTCCATTATGAGCGACACTACTAGTATTGATGACCTTCCTTTAAGTAGCCAAACACCTGGCTCTGCTTACGGCGGTGGTGGGGGCGGGGGCGGAGCACCACTCATTTACTCCCCGAATATCGGCGGCGGCGGTGGCGGCGGCGGCGGAAACGACCAAATGATGACCACCGCTCACGGCGGAATTCCGGGAAATGTAATGAACGAAGTGCTTCAGGGCGTCCAACGCGCCAGTGCCAACGGAATGACGATGATTCCAACGAGAGACATTCCGATGAACCCGAATTCATTTACACACGACGACCAAGCGAGGCCTAATTATATCCCGCAGAAGTCCGTCCATTTTCAGGACGAAGAAGGCGGAGTTGATTATATCAAAGACCATACATCAATGGAAAATATCGTGCGTGCCAACACTCGCCAATCCAATCAAATCGATACACTCGAAGCGATTTATTACGACCTTCAAATGCCGATACTTATTGTCGTTCTATATTTTATTTTTCAAATGCCTGTTTTTCGGGCACAATTGCTTCGGTTTCTTCCGTCGTTATTCGCGGAAGACGGGAATTTCAATATCACGGGTCTCGCAGCTACAAGCGTGATGTTTGCAGGGACATTTTTCGTGATTACTTTGATTTTCAAGAAACTGGGGGATGGGTTGAGGTGAAATTTTTTTATTGGTGTAGTGTATAACGAAAATGCCAACCAGTCTCGCAACATTAAACACAAATGGTAATGCAATAAGTGCTTTTATCGGTGCAGCAGTAAAAGCGGTTATTAATCATTTATCGAGTTTAAAAGATAAACCACCGCCTAACATAGAGTCATTTACCACAGATGTATCAACAATTTCTTCAGCATCTGGAGTTCGCCCTGTTGTGACTGTAAGTTATACAGATGTAGACGGAACTCAACGACAAGATGTAGTACCAATTAATGAGAAATATAGTGTTGTGGTCAACCCCCAATCAGGACAATCAGAACAATTAGGACAATCAGAACAATCAGCAAACTTCGAACTTCAACTAGATGCGGAAAGGGCTATAATACTAAACGGTATTCATGACACAGAACATTACATTGTCTCCACGTCAAATTATGCGTCTTTTTTTGATGAAAATAAAATTCGCATAATTGAATATGGATTGATGAGAATATTCAACCATGAAGATAATAACACCCCAAAAGAAGGGTTTAAAAATATTGTAAAAGAAATACTTATTAGTTCACTGGGACTAACAGAACGTGACCCTAAATACGTTCATATTATGGAGGATATCGAGAAAGGAATGGGAGATTTTCGATTTGAGAAGTTCAACGAACAAACTGACAATCGAGACGCAAGAGTTGCTAATCTACTAAAATACATATATGACAACACCGGCATTGCTAATGTAACTTCAGATTTCATGAAAGAATGGATACAAGATTTACCTACGCTTATAGGAGATTACATACAGCGATTTATACCAATTAGCAATAACAGAACAGGCGGCCAACGACCCAAACAAAGTTATAATTATGCTCATTTTATTCCATTAAAACCCCAAGGTAAAAAATCGTTTCACGACAGCAAATCACGAAAGGTCAAAGGTCGTCGTCGTAAACAGTCTCGTAATAAACACACAACGAGACGCAAATAATATATTCCGCCTTCACCTACTTCCGCGTCTTCGCCGCCCCCTTCGCATCCTTCGCCGCCCTCGCTTTCCCGTGTTCATACGGAATATACCGCAAGAACCACTCCTCAAATTCGCGCGAATCGCGCTTCCCCTTCAATTCCTCATATTTCTTCGTCTTTTCAAACCGCATCGACTCCAATGTCGGTTGCTTTCCATAGCAATTGATACTGAACCGGCGTAATAAACCCGTCTGTTTCAGCCGGTTATGTTGCTGAACATCGAATAAAAACTGCGACATACAAAGAATACGGTTGGTGTCATAATAAACGCGGTCAGCGTAGATGAACGCCAAGTAAAAGCTCAACATTGTATCAATTGTCGCAATACGAATAGATTCGCTGCTGCCGCTGCCGCCGCCTTTACGGTCGTTGCCGTTCGAATGTATTCGTATTGTATTGTAACTGTGACACGCGAGAGGTTTGTATAAGAACGCGATGACTTCATCGCCGACACGAATATCGTAATGTTCCGAAATGACTTCACCAACACCCGCGTGTTTCGTATATTTGACATCGGTATATTTATGCTTTGTGAGTTCTTTGACGACTTCCTCGCACAAGTCGCGCGGCTCTTCCGAGAGAACATCGAAATCGGGGATTTTCTGGACGATACGGCGCTGGTGTTTGGGCATATATCGTGAATACAGGAGATTGGCATACCCGCCGAAAAATACAGCCCGATTTTTGATGAAAACGCTGCGGACAATATTATAAATATCGGTCTCCGCGAGTTCCTTTTCGCGTTGATTTCTGTAAGACATTTGTGATTTATTCACACTTAACTCGGGTTTATCTCTCGACGGCGACGGGGATGGCGACGGGGATGGCGACGGGGACGGCGACCTAGATTTGGACCTAGACCTGGACTTCGACGGTTTTTTCGTGAGAGACGCTTCGGAATCCAAATCTCTCGCCTTCATCGAATACAAAACGAATTCATCATCCTTTCCAAACAATCTCTCGTAAATCGCAATTAAACGATATCGGTGTGTCAATTTATCTTCTTCAATCCTGTATTTGAAATCGCCGATAGTTTCTTCGTGGGAGGATACTCCGTGATATAAATGTTTCATATAATTTTCTAGACCGCCCTTATATTTTCGGGTAATCTGGCGTATTGCGTCGCGCTTACTTCCGCCGCTGCCGCCGCCGCCACGTTTGACAGTTCGACTACGAGACTGCGACTTCGACTGTGTCCGCGACCGAGACTTCGAAACACTGATTTCACCGGATTTTGATTTGGTTGAACCATCAAAACCGCGCTGATACTCTATCTTATCGCAATCATACCCTTTGAGAGGATAATGCGTGTTGAGCAATGTAAGTCGTTTCTGAACCTTCTCCCATCGCGATACATCACCATCGGGGCGCGATAGCTCGAGATACATCGCCATACGCAGAAAGTCGGGCGGAGCATATCGGATTCCCTTTTTAATAATTGCGTCTCGAGAGATTGCTTTGAATAATGCCGGCTCCATTTGCGTAATATCAGCGATTCCAGTGAAATTCACGAACACTTTATATGTCCCGTGATGAACACCGGATTTTGCCTCGACATCTTCATATCCGGCCTTGTAGTAAATGTCCGCGAGTTCTTTCGCACAATCTAACGCATTATCCGAATAAAAATCGTAATCAGGGAGCTCGACATCCTTATTGTAAAACTGGGCGTCTTCTGGGAGGATATTGTTGATGGCAGTCCCGCCATAACACACGAGTTTCTTGTCGGCGATAAATTTCTCGACAATGGCGATGATTTCTTGAACTTTGGGGTCTTGAATAACCTTTTCACCTTTGCGTTTTTCCACTAAATCGACGGCACTACGGAGGATTTCGAGTTCTCTTTCTTCGAAGCTTTCCTTGGAACTGCTTGAGGCAGAACCACCAATATTATACGGAATTTCGTCCATAATGATATGATAGTATTATTATATCATTAGAATATATTTTCATACCTCACACCCCCACCTCAACAAGGATGGAACGCGATAAATCTTGAGTGATTCACGGAGCGAGTGGAGCGACACCCCGTAAGGATGGAACGCGATAATTATCGAGTAATTTGCGGAGCGAGTGGAGCGGCACCCTCCGGGTGTTGCGAAACGAGCGACGCAAATTAAAGGGAAATCTTGACACCTCCCGCTGCTTCTGTCGGCCGTGCCTCCATCGATGACTTCGGGTCGGGAGGCGCTGGTGGAGCAATCGTAATCGGAACATAACGCAAATCCTCCGGTTTTAAAATAAAAGCATACCCAACTGACGCAAATTTATCTTCATACGCTTTCAACTTCTCATCACGCGCTTCTTCCTGAAAACACATTGTGGCAATCTGACACCCCCAAGTATAAGGCCCATTATGTCCTTCGTTGATTGGCCGACCGCTCTTATCCGGAACAACCAAACACATATTCTTCTTATTCGCGTCCTTGAATGCTTGTGGGTCGCCGATATTCTTTACGCCGAAATATGTATACTTCGAGAGAAAGAGCGAATTCGAACTCATATTGATTAATTCAAACAGTTTCGTCTCTCGATACACTGGGTTTGTTCCATCCACCATTAATATAATCTTGCCCTTGAAATCCAGTAAATCCTCATTGCCTAAATCTTTGGATTGATATTCGCGGCCATATTTCGGTCCTAATAAATTGCGTGCTACTGTTTTACTTTGCGTGATGACATTCGCTAGTTTGTCATACATCGTTATATTACGCGACATAATCCGCATATGAATGATGAACGGGTCGCTTGGATTGGGGCATTTTGCTCCCGAAAACACATAACTACCTAAGACTTCGAATGCTTCAATGACGGGGATGTGATTGAATGTTTCTTTATAATTGAATGAGTTCACTGATGATGAAGCAATAACCGGTTCGTTGTCTACGGAAAACACCTCGAAGTCGATGAACCGGCAACCGCGAGCAATCACATACAACAATGCGTCCATACTTACTGTCGAATTCTTGAATTTGTATGGATTAAACGCGTTATATGCCGCCTTGATGTAATAATCACGCAACTTGAATTTACTCTGACTGTCCTCCGGGTTTAACGATGTGATATTCCGTTCAATAATTTCCTTGCTTTTTTCGTCGGCGTTTTCCATGCCTTCTTTGACGGAGGGCGGCGGTGCTGTTACTCCTGGCGCGGTTGGTGGTGCTGCTGCTCCTGGAGTGGTTGGTGGTGCTGTTGCTCCTGGCGCGGTTGGCGGTGCTGCTGCTCCTGGTGCGGTTGGCGGTGCTGTTGCTCCTGGCGCGGTTGGCGGTGCTGTTGCTCCTGGCGCGGTTGGCGGTGCTGCTTTTGTTTCAAAACGGTCTAGCACGGTTGCCGCTTTTCTACGCTGATGTATCGTCATATCATTTTCACTCGTGTCGGGTGTAAAATTCTCGGTAGTTAATACACCGTTCATCGAAAATGGGTCTTTGATACCACTATTTTTCAATAGCTCCTTTGCTTTCATTAAAATGGTCGTATCTTGAGAGACCGCGGTGGGAGTGCCACCGCCGCCGCCGCCGCCGCCGCCGCCGCCAGCGAACCCTTCCTTGAAACGAGCAGCAGACACCGCCCTTGCAGCCGCCGCCGACTCATAACATCGTGTTTTAATATTCTGTGTTATATTCCATAAAGCGAATACAATAATAATAATACCTATAAATAAAAATTCTACTTGGTTTTCTTTCATTGTTGTTGTATATAATAATAGATTTTTATATAAAGTTATATACAAATAACATACTAAATGACCGGCGGTTTATTAAATTTGGTTGCTACAGGCAATCAAAATGTTATTCTTAACGGTAATCCCAAAAAGTCATTTTTTAAAAGCACCTACCTTAAATATACGAATTTCGGTCTTCAAAAGTTTAGAGTTGATTTCGATGGTCAGAAGAAGTTGCGTATGACCGAAGAGTCCAAATTCACATTCTATATTCCGAGATATGCTGAACTACTGATGGACACCTATATCTGCGTGACACTTCCGTCGATATGGAGCCCAATTCATCCGCCAGCAAATAAAGGCGATATGTGGGCGCCATATGAGTTTCGGTGGATTGAAAATTTGGGCACACAAATGATAAAAGAAATCGTGATTTCGGTCGGCGGAATGACCCTTCAGCGTTTCACTGGTAATAATTTGATGGCGATTATGGAGCGTGACCTCGATGCCACAAAACGCGAATTGTATAACCAGATGACGGGTCACGTTCCGGAATTATATAATCCTGGCTGTTCTGGGGCACGGTTGAATCAGTATCCGAATGCCTATCGCACAGGTAATATCGCCGGATCAGAGCCGTCAATACGCGGACGCAAGATATATATACCGATTAATGCGTGGTTCACACTTTCGTCGAAGATGGCGTTTCCGCTTGTATGCCTGCAATATAACCAACTCCAGATTGATGTTACACTTCGGCCGGTGAAAGAGCTATTCACGATACGAGATGTAGGCGACCCTGCGAATTATTGGCCAGTCGTTCAGCCGGATTTCACGAATCCGCTTCATCAGATGTGGCGATTTTTATACCCGCCGCCGAGTATTGATTTAACACTTGACTCCTATCCGAGCATTCGCACAGACTGGAACGCGGATGTCCATTTAATGGCGACATACTGTTTTCTCTCCGATGAGGAGTCGAAGATATTCGCCGCGAACCAACAAAAATACCTGATTAAGTCGTATTATGATTGGGTGTTCAATGATGTTACTGGAAATAAGAAAATCAAGATAGAGAATTCGATGGGGATGGTGGCATCGTGGACATTGTTCTTCCAACGAAGTGATGTGAATTTACGGAACGAGTGGAGCAATTATACGAATTGGCCGTATAACTATCTACCCTATGATATTATACCCGCGCCAATAGACGATGATTGGAAGCCAACCGGATTTACTGAAAGCGTCGTTCAGGCATCCGACCTTAATGGACCATCGAATTTTCCGAACGACCGCTACTTCTTTGATAAAAATGGACCGAAGGACGGTATTGGACCTGGCATTAATCCGGGTGATAAACGGTTGACCGGGCTTCATATCACTGGTGATTTTCAGTCGGAAAATGAACGCGACATACTACAGATGCTGGGGATTTCACTCAACGGGAAGTATCGAGAGAACCTGCTCGACGCAGGAGTGTATAATTATGTTGAGAAATATACGCGGACAAGGGGGAGTGCGAAACCCGGGATTTATTGCTATAATTTCTGCTTGAACTCAGACCCGTTTGAATTACAGCCGAGCGGTGCTATCAATATGAGCAAGTTTAACCAAATCGAACTGGAGATGAATACGATATATCCTCCGTTGGATTCGGCGGCCGAAGTGAAGGTGATTTGTAATCCGAATACTCGAGAGATTATCGGAATGAACAAACCGAATGTGAATATCTACTTGTATAACTACGACCTTCATATACTAGAGGAGCGGTATAATGTGCTGACATTTATATCGGGAAATTGTGGGCTGATGTATGCTCGGTAAATGCCGAGCCGAATGCCGATAGGCCGACGATGCTCGGTAAATGCCGAGCCGAATGCCGACAGGCGGACGATGCTCGGTAAATGCCGAGCCGAATGCCGATAGGCCGACGATGCTCGGTAGGCGGACGATGCTCGTCGTGAAATACAACCGATAATAATCTATTGTATATATAACTTAGTTACACAAATGGCTGACGATGAAGAAGACATTGAAGACGGTGGTGACGAAAATAAAGATGAGAATGAAAAAGGCACTTTTAGTAAAGTTGGCGGGATGTTCGGTGGTGGCGACGACGAAGGCGAAGAAGGCGAGAAAAAAGAAGGAACCTTTAGTAAAATCGGCGGGATGTTTGGAGGCGACGGCGAGGACGACGGCGAAGGCGAAGGCGAAGGCGAAGCCAAGGATGAGAAGCCAAAGAGAGTTAAGGTGAAACCAAATACGATATTTGATATTGCCGCGCTCAAAGAATTCGGTCTCAGTGTATTAACCCTCTTTATTGAGACTGTCATTGTTTCCGTTGTGTGCGTGAATATTCTATTTTTTTCAGTTCCAGAAAGCATTAAAAATAATGACCTGAACCTGAACAAGTTATTTCCGACCGACCGACACGAATGGCCATATTGTTATACGAATGAATATACCAGCTGCGAGGCTGATTGTGGTGATAAGTTCGGTGGAATTGCCGATGACCCCAAACTAGAAACATCGAAAAAATTATACTTGAAAGCGGCAATTATTCTAGATACAATGGTATTTAAATGGTTCTGCCTTACGAAGGATGACATTGATATGGTGAAAGAAAGTGTGGACGAAGGAGCGACACAAGTGAACTTACTACACTGGGAATTCATTAAAGCGCGTTTTAAGCAATGGATTAATAATGCTTTCATATTCTCGTTTTCGAGCGACCGCGCAATGTTTGCTTATATATTTGAGCAAATAACACGGCTTTCAAATGCTATTCCGGTTGAATTGTATGATGTCGTCTCTCCGCTTCTTATTCTTCTAATGCCGTTCGTCTTTGCTATATTTATGGCATTTATGTTACTGGGGGGTCCATTCTTCACAACTGTTATTGGTATGGTGATAAACGAGACCGACAATCGTAAAGAATATATTGGTGGAACATTATGGTCTCTTATCACCGGGTTTACGCTTGGTATTCTGCCCATTCTTTCATATATCGTCAGGATGATACAGTTTCTCGGCACATTTTTCATTTACCCACTGCTTCACTGGGGTCAATACCGCGAATTATTTGCTCGTTATATCCCCATCATCTTCTTTTTCTTTAATTTGATACTAATGTTTTATGCTTTCGAGTATTTGGACATCAATGTTGCCGCGATTGTGATTTTAATGTTACTGGTTCTGTATTTGATGCATTATTGGGCCGGAATTATGGAATTCTTTAACGCGATTAAAAGCTGGACAGCATAGAAACAACATAAACAATATCGTATAATAATTATCATACTGGATTATACGATATGAGCGGAAAAAATAAGAAGGTCGGTGGCGGTGGCGGTGGTGGCGGTGGTGGCGGTGGCGGTGGCGGTGGCGGTGGCGGCGGCGTCGAGAAATCAACCCCCGAGTATTTCAAGAGATATCCGTTCGTCAGTGTATGCACCCCCACATTTAACCGTCGCCCCTTTATCCACGCGATGATTACTTGTTTTAATGAACAAGATTACCCACAAGACCGTATGGAATGGATTATTATCGATGATGGAACCGACCCCGTCGAAGACTTGGTTGCCTCCCACCCACGCGTTAAGTATTTTAAATATGACACGAAAATGACGCTTGGTCGTAAACGCAACCTTCTTCACGAAAAATCGCGCGGAGAGATATTGGTCTATATGGATGATGATGACTATTATCCACCCAAACGCGTCTCTCACGCGGTCGAAATGTTGATGTCACATCCAGAAGCGTTGTGTGCTGGGTCGAGTGAGATTTACATCTATTTCAAGCATATCAAGCAAATGAAGCGTTTTGGACCGTATGGCCCCAATCACGCGACTGCTGGCACATTCGCTTTTAAACGCAAGCTTCTGAAACAACATCGGTATAATGATGATGCGTGCTTGGCGGAAGAGCGTGCGTTTTTGAAAGATTATACCGTGCCATTTGTCCAATTGGACCCGATGAAGGTGATTCTCGTATTCTCGCACGAACATAACACATTTGATAAGCGCAAACTACTTGTGAATGCTAACTCTGATGTTGTGCGAGATTCGCCGAAAAAGGTGATGGATTTTATCAAAGACAATGCTGCGTTGCGTCGGTTTTATATGGTGGAGTTGGAAGAATTATTGGCGAATTATGAACCTGGGCGTCCGGAAATGAAACCGGATGTCATCGCGCAAACCCTTCAATTAGAGAAAGACCGCGCGAAAATGGCGGAAAATGCAGCAGCGGCAGGCGGCGGTAATATTGTATTAGAGCAACCAGGACAAGCGCCCATTGCTCTCAATAACAAACAAGTCGTCGATATACTTCAGAATTTACAGAGCGATATTGCCTCTCGAGATAAAGAGATTATGCGTTTGAACCACGAATATCATGAGATGTTGGAAAAATATGAAGCTTTACAACGAGAGCATATCGCCGTGAAGGCGGCGTTACAAACACAAGCCGATGCCGAAGCCGCCACACGCGCCGATGCCGACGCGATTTCTAACGGGGCAGCAGCAGCAGGAGCAGCGAACACAACGCCAGATACAGAAACGATTTATGTATAAAATGAGATATAATTTATTCATCGAATTATGATGATGAATACATTATATTACGGCCATTAGGCTTTTACGATTTCAACCGAGTTAATCTTCAAACACAACATACTATTCTTCGATTCGTGAATTACGAATTCGTGGCATTTATTGTATTCGGCGAATTTCGCTGTAAGAATACTTTCAATCTCACTGACCGGCATTTCATCATCTTTGGTCTTAAATTGGTGGTTCGAATTGTGTTTGGCGTTTCTATTATTGTCACCGTCGCTGTCGCTCTCGCTCTCGCTGTATCCGCGGCGTTTTTTCGACGACGACTTCGACGATGACTTCGACGACGACTTCGACTGAGCCTGCACCTCATTTTCAGGTGGAAGATATTCCCATTCCCCAATCGTTTCAATCACTTGATTATTCGTATTAAAAACCATCGAGTCTGAATTGAAGACGAGAGCAGAACCAGGGGCGTGTTCATATTTATCGAGGTCGATTTCGGTAATTAAATCAAACTCATCCAAGAATTCATTCTTGCGAAGATAATTGCGAATATAACCCGCGATTTCAGATGTAATTTTTACAGTGTAAACCCTGTCTTGATGGTCATTCCCGCTGTCACTGTCGCTATCACTTCCGCTGCCACTGCCGCTGCCACTGCCGCTGCCACTGCCGCTGCCACTTTCGCTGCCACTGCCGCTTCCTGTGTCGCTGCCGCCGTCTTTGACACCGCCGCCCTTGGCGCTTTTTTTGTTATGTGCCGCTGCTGTCGCCGACGCTGTCTTAGGTGGGTTTACAGAAATACATTCAACTTCCGTATCTAAAATTAACCTATACTTCGAGTCAAACGAAATTGAAGCACCCATATTGAAAATCAGTTCTAAATACTAGTAATATCTTTTCAATATTATTCAAACGCATATTCTATCGTATCGTCGCAATTTTCGGAATATGGTATTTTCGGGGAGTCGTCGGTTTGTAAGACGGTTTTTTCAATATATTTGTCTAAATAACGATAAATTCGGTTCACATCCAATTTCGTGATTTCATACATTTCTAAAATCCGCGGAATTTCGTCTTCTGAATATTGTCGACGCAATGACATAAAGAATGTAATAGGTCGTTCTGGTCCATCGAAAGTTGGATACATAAATTCTGTATGAATAACTGATTGTTATATTCCGTGCTATATTTCGTAAGAACCTTCGTAAATCGAACTTCCGTTGGGTGAAATCGCGCCTTCTTCGGGAACGATTTATGGTAGATGTAGTGGTTGTAAAACGTTTTGATGAGAGAAGACAACTCGTTAAAAAGCCAAATCTGATTTTGAAATGTAATCCGGTCAAAGTAGTCGGCCTGGCAGATATTGTCGAGAACAACCTTATAAAAGGGTGCTGACTCCGCGATGGGCATTTTATCGAGCAGGTCAATGATATTTTCGTGCCAAAGCAGCCCGATTGTCGTGCGGTCAGTCTCGTTGATTAGAGCGTTATGTTCTGAAATCGGATATTCGGTGTTCATTAATTTCTCCGTGATTTTCTTGATGTCTTCATTGTAAGTCTTTGGTTGGAATATCGCGTGAAGAATATTATTCGCGAGAATCGTATTGGATTTTTTACTCATCTCCATAACGGCATTCAGTTTGCGTAGGTTGCCTTGGACAAACGCGACGATATTCTTTCGCATTATGGCGTCTATACCGGGCAACTTCAAGTCGATAATATGCGTCATCTGAACCGTAGTCGGCGTTTTCAATTCATAGACATAACACACCTTCATTAACTCCTTGATTTTCTTGTCGATGTGATAATTCCCGATACAAATAATCGGGTTCATCGTGATTTCTTCCTGCTTTTGTTTTTTCGTCTTTTTAGGGCGAATGAGTTTAATAAGTGATGTGATGCCGCCTTTGTCGCCGTTATTCATTCCGTCGAGCTCGTCCATCACGACGACGATTTTCTGAACTTTACGCTGGAATATCGACATAATGTTTTTATCCGAAATATTGTGCTGCGTGATTGAATCGATGATGGACTTGTTTCGAATATCACCTGCATCATATTTCACCATATCATAATTCAAATCTTTTAATAAACGGACGACGAACTCCGTTTTGCCAGAGCCAGGTGCGCCGTATATATATATTCCGCGCTTGAAAGTGAGGTCAGACTTATTTTTTTGAAATGACGCTAGGAAATCCCGGATATTGTTATAGATGGTTTCGCGTCCAAGAAACGCAGTATAGTTGTCCATCCGTAATATCCTGATGATGGTGTATTATGTAAATATATTTTTTGTATTTATATATTATAAACGAACATATTCAGAAAATGAACGCAATCCAGGATTTATTTGCGCCTCTTGACAAGGATTATTGTTTGCTGTTCTACTGGCTCACTGTGGTGAATTTCATCTTTTTAGCTGTTGCTGGCTTAGGATTTATCGGAACTTTGGTTATGTTATTTAGGGGAAAAATCACGATGATGAGTGCGTTCTATTCATTTTTGATGATTTTGGTCTACGCCCTGATGTATTTCCAGTCGCGTCTGTTTTACTCGATGTGCGTCACTAGCAATATGAAGCCGGGAACTTACGGTATGGGTTCGCCTTCCGACTCTCTTCCGGCCGTGGCAAAGCAGGCGTCTGGTGCTGCTCCCGGTGCTTACCGTATGTAAAGTGTAACATAATAGAACCAATCAAATCATTACTTATTATGGTGTTATTATGTTATTATTATGTTATTATTATGTTTTTATTATGTTTATACCAAACACTTCAACGAAGCGGCACGCGATTTCTGGCCGTCGACAATACCCTCCCACGGGACATAACCGCCATCAGAACCATTTAGCCCGCTAGCTGAGTATGTCGTGCCCATTATTTTCATAAAATTATCACAGTGGTCAGTTTCGCTGAGTCCTGTTATCTCTCCAAGGGCAGAAGCACTATCTTGTAATAACCCGTAATTATCGACGCATTTATTACCTGATAGGTCCATCCTGTCCGGGCAACGAGCAATCTCCGGCGGCCACTTCTGCGTGCTCTTTGACTTCCAAAGTAAAATTGCCACAGTTCCGACTGATATGACAAACGCGATAATTGCTAATAATAAGACCATCTTCTGAATAGAGAGATTGCTAAATCCACCCGAACCGCTGCTACTTCCGCTGCTGCTGCTGCTCGAATTTCCAAATGCCGAAGCTCCGGCGTTTTTTGCACTTGAAATAAAATCCATTTCTATTCAATTATGAAATCTTGCTACTATATAAATAGTAGTGATATAAAATATATACATTATACAACACTATTGTTTATTTATTTAGCACATATCTAACCGATTACTGCAATGAACCGCTTCGAATACCGCACTTTCCCCGAAGAAACATTTATCGGCCAACCTAAAAATGGTCGTCTCGACATCCTCACTCCCCCTATCCAAGACCAGTTCGCTCTTTATGATAAAAACCCCGTTCATCAGTGTGTTACATACCGCGATGCATTAAATGGCATCTGGGAAAACACGCCTCTCTCGAACGCTTTCTTCAGTAAGGAGAATATGCAGATTATCCAGAACGGAATTCGCGCCGGTGTATATCAGCGGTCGCGTGGTAAGTATGTCATTGGCGAACAGGACTGCGACACCTTACGTATCATTATGCGGTCAATTTATCTCCAGAATGCGGCGAATGCTCCCACCGATATTCGCGACCAGATTATTGAGTTGAATGAGTTAGTATTTGAATATTGTGTTCCTCGTGTGCACGGAGAGGCAGAGGGGTATATTCAGTATAAGCGTGATGTGAGCAATATGTATACGCCGATTGCTCACCCCAATTTCTCGGATTACAAGCATAAGACGCTAGAGTTGAAGCCGTGGTTCTAAGTTCGGGTTCGAACTTGGGGCTATCGCCCCCCCCCCCTCGCTCGCCTTGCTCTATATTGTGGCTACAATAATAAAAAATGTCATTTATTATTATTATTCCTATTCCATTCATAGCTAGACAATTACGCCTTCTTCACCACTATCTTTTTCTTTGCTGGTGCTGAAGCAGCGCCCCCTGCCCCGACACTCGCGGCGGCAGCAGTGCTCGATGCTGCCACCATCCACTTATTATACTCCGTCTCGAGTTCGTCCAAATCCTTCGTCCATAATGCTTGAATCGTTGTGTCGTGGAGTTCCTGATGTTGTGTGCGTTTGGCATCGCGTTCAGAGAGAAGGTGCTTTACATTCTCATCCGTCACACTATCCATTGGCATTTTTAAGAGGTATTTGAATTCGGTGTCGCCGTCGATGTGTTCGTATCCGTGCTCGGTCATCTTCGCGAAAATCGCCTCCTTTGTCTGTCGACGCAGCTCCAACTTGTCGTCGAGGACTTCCTGAATGTATCGGGCACGATTGGTGAGGAGACGCAATTCATTGGCGAGTTGCGCGAGCA